CAAATGTATTTTATTCTTGTAGGAGATAATCGTATTGCTAAATATATTAAGGTTAGCGATATCGATCCAAAGTCTACAGATATATTTGTTGATTATTTATATCGTAAAGAATATGACCTTGCCGATAACGAGTATATTGTGGTAAACTTTACACCTTATAAGACAAAGGCTGGCAAGACTATGGCACACATAGTTCTATCAGATAGAGATAAAAATTTAACTAGAGCTATTGTTTTCTCTAGTATGTACAAGATTGCCTTAGCAAAAATGCGTGAGGGAATGAAATGTCAGGTAATACTATCCAAACTTGATGACGGAACCCTGATGATTAAGGAAATAAAATGACACAAGATATCGAGGGCTTGGTTACTTCAATAAGCATTAATCAAGTTTTGGTAGCAGTATTAGAAGAGTATAAAAAGCTTACAGTTCCAACACTAAGATTTTTAGATGCTGGAAAGTCAGAAAAAGAATTAGTAATTGATTATGATGAGGAAGGCCCATCATTTACATTTAGTTTAAGAGAGAAAAATGACACAGAGTGATATCCTAACAGAATACGGATTAGATGCATTGGCGGCAATGCTTCATGAAACAGCAAAAGAAAAGGGGTTTTGGGATGGAGAATATTCTCATGACAAGATTGGAAACAAACTTGCACTCGTACATTCAGAAGTTACTGAAGTACTAGAAGCAATTAGAAAAACAAAGGGTAGTGAGCAGGTCGTAGAAGAAATGGCTGATGTTATTATCAGGCTACTAGATGTTTACGCTGCAATGAGAAATGAAGAACAAATTTTGCACAGCCTAGATGAGGTACTGGAAGCAAAGATTAATAAAAATAAAGAGCGTCCAAGACTTCACGGCAATTTATTTTAATGCTATAATGAGTAGAGAGAAGAAAGAATAATAATGGAAATTGTATTAGATGATATATTAGCTAAATTAGATCCAAAAACTAGAGCAAGAGTTCAGTCTGCTGTTAGCGTTAATGTTGATAAGCAGTCAACTCCTAGTATTGGCTTAAACTTAGCATTAAAGGGTGGGCTTGCCTATGGAAGACAAATTCTTGTATGGGGAAATAAGTCTGCTGGTAAATCTTCCTTTTGTCTACAGATGATAGCATTGGCTCAAAAAGAAGGCAAGACCTGTGCCTGGATTGATGCAGAGCATTCTTATGATCCAGCATGGGCAGAACTATTAGGTGTAGATTCAGAAAAGCTTATCTATTCACCAGCAAAAACAGTAAATGATATGGTAGATGTTGCTACAAAGCTTATGGATGCGGGCGTTGATTTAATTGTTGTTGACTCCATCTCAGCATTATTGCCAGCCATCTACTTTGAAAAAGATGGAAATGAAATGAAGGATTTGCAAGACACTAAGCAAATCGGCGCCGAAGCAAAGGATATGACCCACGCAGTCAAGATGTTAAACTATGCAAACAAAAACACACTACTTGTTCTCATCTCACAACAACGAAACCAGTTTGGATCTATGCATGCTAGTCACATCCCCACAGGTGGCATGGCAGTCAAGTTCTTTTCTTCCACTGTCATTAAACTCTGGTCGTCTGAGGCTGAAGCGAATGCTATTAAGGCTGGCGTTAAAGTTGGCGACAAGATTATTGAACAAAGAGTCGGAAGACCAGTTAATTGGATTATTGATTACAACAAAGTCGGCCCCCCTAATTTATCGGGACAGTACGACTTCTACTACCAAGGGGATGTTCTTGGTATAGATCTGATTGGAGAGACATTAGATGTTGCAGAAATGTGCGGAGTCGTGGAAAAAGGTGGCGCTTGGTACACCGTCAATGGTGAAAGATTCCAGGGCAGAGCAAAAGCAGTGCAGTACCTTCGTGATAACCCAGATGTAGTTGAAAAGCTACAGGAGGATATCCGTGCCAGATCTTAATGAATTTATATCTAAACCAGAAAAGGTTATGTCTCCAGAACTAGAAAAAATCGGTGGCAAGAAGCCTTGTGGTAAATGCGATAAAGATTCTGAAGAATATTTTTGGAATGCATCAGAACTAACTATATCTTGGGATTGTCCAGACGGACATAAAAACTCTTATGTGGTGGGCTAATGTCAGAAAGATCTGAAGTAAAGCGTGATGGCGCTAAGGCTCAAAAGAATTCTGGGCGTGGCGATTATCAAAAAGGTGATGCAAAATGGAAACAGTTTCTTGTAGACTATAAGGAAGCTTCCGCTTCGTTTACATTAAATAAACCTGTATGGTCAAAGATTCTGGGAGGATAACAATGGCGAACAAGCGTAGGTTTAACGATACTATTATTAAAAATGGTATGATTGTAAAGATTCGCAAGGACGGAACAATTAGATCGATAGTTGGTCCATATACACCAAACCATAAGAAGGTCAAGAAATGAAAGAGATTCTCTATACAACATTAACTGGTATTGCCGTAGGCGGTATCTTTAGTATCTTTAAGCTTCCAATTCCAGCACCACCAGTATTTGCAGGGCTAATGGGCATTGTTGGTTTATGGATTGGCTATGGAATAGTTCAGAGGTTTATTTAATGACCGCATTTTTATTTGGATTAATGATAGGATTTATAATTGGATATCCGATAGGACTATTCATAGACAAGTTAGACAAGAGGATTAAGAATGGCGGACGATAAGAACACCCTTGAACTTATTAGTTCAATAACAGAGTTTAATGATCTTCATGAGTATATGAAGGATGAGCAGTTAGATAGAGCATTAGCAATTGTTGTTAAACTGCTTATGAATCCAGATGTACCTTCAGCAAAGGCCCCATATTTAATTATTGAGCTTCAGGCTATGTCTACAAAGTTTTCCATGATGGCTTCTTATTATTCTACTATAGCTAAAGATAAAGCTGGTACAACAAATAATAATAAAAAGAATATCTACTATTCAGCAAAGGAGTCAATCGATAAACTTGTGGATGCCCTCAAGTATGTCGTTCGTTACAATGGCTAGAGATATAGTAAAGAATCTTAAATTTAAAAAGCATACTGGCAAACACTTCGATCCAGAAAAGTTTGCACAATTGCTTGATGAATCCTATCGCAATACAAAACGTGCAGACGGAGAGATGACTAAGAAGTCATTTAGCCCAAGTTCTCTTGGGTACGGTCATGGCACATGTCCAAGATATTGGTATATGGCATTTAGCGGAGCAATGTTTATTGACGATAACGATGCTGTTGCTGTTGCTAATATGGCACAGGGAACACAGGCGCATGAGAGACTTCAAAAGTTAATTGCTACAATGCCAGAGTTTAGAATGGAAGAAGAGGAAATTGTAAACGAATATCCTCCGATTAGAGGCTTCATAGACTTGATTATGGAATACGATAACGAAATGGTTATTGGAGAAATCAAGACGGCTAAGCAGGAAGTATGGGATGCAAGACAGGCTGAGATGAAGCCAACAGCAAACCACATGCTCCAACTGCTTACATATATGAAATTAAAGAATGCTAAAGAAGGTTTCTTTCTGTATGAGAATAAAAATACTCAAGAGCTCATTGTTATTCCAATCTCAATGAATGAAAAGAATACAGAGATTATCGAAGACCTATTTGTTTGGATGTGCGAAGTATGGGATAACTTTAAAGAAGGAGATCTTCCTATGCGCCCAGAAGGAGCATCAAAGTCTAAGATGCCTTGCACATATTGCCCAATTAAAAAAGAATGTTACTCAGGTTTAATTGGAACAGTCCAAATAGAGTCATATAGGGTTCCTAAACTATGATTTGTGCAAATAAAGAATGCGCTAAAGACTTTGAGCCAAAGACGCACAATCAAAAGTATTGTACTGACGAGTGCTGCAGAGTTGCAACAAACCGTAGGATTATGGAAAAGTATTATGAGAAGAAGGCTATTCGAAATGGTGCTGCTCGTGGATGTAAAAAATGTAATGCTCAGTTGAGCAGATATAATGAAACAACACTATGCGCCTCATGCCAAAAGAAAATAGACATAACTAAAAGATCTAAGATAATGGGTATGCTTGATGAAATTAGCTGAGCTTGTTAAGACTAAAGCTAACCGAGTGTTGGGTATAGACGCATCTACGAATTCGGTTGCATTCTGCTTGATGGAAAATGATAAGCCGTTGAAGTGGGGTAAAATAGATTTTGTTGGTGCAGATATATATGAAAAGATATACGACGCTAAAAAGAAGATGCACGTAATGCTTGATGAATTAAAGGCTGACTATATTGCTGTAGAAGGTGCGATACTTGTTAGATCTCCTGATGCCGTAATAAAACTATCATATGTATACGGTGTTGTTATTGCTGAGCTTATGTCTACTGGAGCGTCTGTTATTACTATATCTCCCAGTTCTTGGCAGGCGTATATTGGAAATAAAAACCCAACAAAAGATGAGAAGCAGGCGATAAGAGTAAAGAACCCAGGATATGCTGATTCATGGTATAAAACTCAATTGCGTAATATGCGTAAGCAAAGAACTGTAGACTACTTTAATAAAAAGTATGGTCTATCACTAAAAGATTTTGATGTTGCAGATGCATTCGGCATTGCACACTATGCAAATAAGGTGTTGACAGAACGATGAAGTTATATCAAAGCCAAACATGGCTATATCGTAGATACATAGTACAAAAGAAAACAGTTACAGAAATTGCAGCAGAGTGTGGCGTATCATCTATGACTATACAGAGATACTTAGAACAGTTTGGATTAATTAAGAAAAGATGAAGACAGAAAGAATTACAACAGAATCAATTACTTTTAGCAAAGTGTTGAATTCTTTTTATGTATATACTGGAGATCAAACAGATAAATACGTTCAGGCTACCTGCAGAGAACAGGGATACTGGGATAAAGAGCTTACAGAATGGATGATTCGTAACATACAGCCTGGCTGGGTGTGTTTGGATATTGGAGCGAATATATTCTACTTTACAGAAGTTATGGCAAGAAGGGTCGGACCATCTGGTCGTGTGCTGGCATTTGAGCCAATAGAAAGGCTATGCAAGTCATATACAGTTGCTACAATTCTAAACGATTATTCTAATGTTGGGCAGATTGATGTATTTAATATAGCATTATCAAATAAAAAAGATAACATGGTTTTAAATATTTGGGAAGAAAATATTGGCGGGTCTGGTATAGTTCATGAGCATCAGTCTGGTAATCATGGTCAGTATGGAAATTTTTACACAGAAGAGATAAATGCAGATACATTAGATTCAACATACACTGGCAAAATTGATTTTATGAAGATAGATGTAGAGGGTCATGAAAGATTTGTATTTGAGGGATTTTCTGAGGAAGCCCGTAAATGTCCTTTGCTAGTTGTTGAACTTGGATCTGGACAACCAGATGAGTTTTTGGTAGAATTAAACGATAAATATACAATGGAATTTTTAAATGGGGAAGCGGCCACATTTGAAAGAATAAAAGAGCATGATGTAGTTAATGTTCTACTTAGGAGAAGATAATGCTTAAGCCAGTATTTGAAGATGTAACAACATTTAATTGTAGTGACCTATACCTAAGATCTGTAGGTGCGCCAGCGGGTAATGCAATTTGGTCAACATGCCATGAGATTGCTCACATGCTTATTGAAAAGAATATATCATATGGCAACTCAGCCTTAGAGCCAGCTAGAATATTTTCGACGGCAGATAGCGTAGAACAACTCAAGGTCAGAATCGATGATAAATTAAATAGAGTTAAAAATAATCAAGGTTACGCAGGAGATAATGATATTGATGATCTGATTGGCTATTTGGTTCTATATAAAATAGCTAAATCTCAGGTTGCTATTTCAGTCGACTAGAAGTATAATACTAGTATATGGAAATTGAACTAGCAGATCATTATGATCGCATGAATAAAGTAGTTGAAGAACTGCTTAAAGGAAATAACCCAACCCAGATTGCCACTCTAACGGGCTTTAAACGTGCCGAAGTAGTTGAGCTGATAGGTGAGTGGAAGACAGTCGTACACAACGACACAGCGGCCAGAGAGAGGGCTAAAGAGGCTATTGTTGGAGCAGACCAACATTATGCAATGCTTATTAAAGAAGCCTGGAAGACCGTAGAAGATGCAGATCAGGCTGGTCAGCTTAGCGTTAAATCTGGAGCATTAAAGCTAATTGCAGATATTGAAGGCAAACGCATTGGTATGCTTCAAGAAGTTGGACTTCTGGATAACGCAGAGCTTGCGACACAGTTAGCAGAAACAGAACGTAAGCAAGATATCCTTGTAAAGATTTTAAAAGAAGTAACTGCAACCTGTCCAAAATGTAAGATGGATGTTGCTAAGAGACTTTCTCAAATTACTGGAATAGTAGAGCCAGTAGTACTTGACGCAGAGGAATCTAGTGGATCTTAATTTTAATGATCTTATTGATATTCTAGATGGCGAAGAGTTTGATGAGCGTCCAGTAGATCTACGAACATTTGTAACTAGTCCAGAGTTTCTTGGACTGCCACCACTTTCAGATTATCAGTATACATTAATTGAAAAGTCTTCTCAGGTTTATAAAGAATCAACTCTAATAAAATTATTTGGTGAAGAAGAAGGCAAAAGAACATACAAGCAAACTGCTAACGAGGTTGTTGCTCAGTTAGGCAAGGGTTCTGGAAAAGATTATTGTTCTACAATATCTGTGGCCTATATAGTATATTTACTATTATGTTTAAAGGATCCAGCACATTATTATGGAAAGCCTCCTGGAGATTCTATTGATATTATTAATATTGCTATTAACGCACAGCAGGCTAGCAACGTGTTCTTTAAAGGATTTAGAACACGCATAGACAAGTCGCCTTGGTTCGTAGGAAAGTATTCAGAAAAAGCTTCTGAAATTAAGTTTAATAAGAATATTACAGTTCACTCAGGTCACTCAGAGCGTGAGGCCTGGGAAGGATATAACGTTATTGTTGTTATCCTTGATGAGATTTCTGGTTTTAGCATTGAGAATACAACTGGACATGAGCAGGCAAAGACTGGTAGCGCTATCTATGAGATGTATAGGGCATCAGTTGATTCTCGCTTTCCAGACTACGGCAAGGTAATACTCCTTTCATTCCCACGATATAAGAATGATTATATACAACAGAGATATGATGACGTTATTGCTGAAAAAGAAACTGTTATTAGGTCACATCATTTTAAACTAGACACAGATTTGCCAGATGGAACGGAAGGCAATGAGTTTGATATTGAGTGGGAAGAAGACCATATTGTTTCTTACAAGTATCCAAGAATGTATGCTCTTAAGAGACCTACATGGGAAATTAATCCTACAAGAAGTATAGATGATTTTAAGGTAGCCTTTTATAAAAATGCACCAGATGCACTAGGAAGATTTGCATGCATGCCAGCAGAAGCAATTGACGCTTTCTTTAAGTCTAGAGAGAAGATCGAGAAAGCTTTTAATAACATGGCTCTTGCGGTAGATGACTTTGGTAGATTTGAAGACTGGTTTGCACCAGATCCAGATAAAGAATATTTCTTGCACGTCGACCTT